TGAGCTCCCAGAAGAACAAACGTGTTCTCCTATCCAAAACTAACTCTAACACCACTAACACTAACACTAACATTAACACTACTGACAAATATATTATATCATTAATCACTCTCATCTTCACACCTGCTATTTTTGGAACACTCCTTGGGGTCTGGAACATCAATATCCATGACTTTGAGTCTGTCATTAACGCATCCTTTGATCTCTTACCATCTATCCTCTCTAGTCTCAACCTCACTCCTGAGGCTTCTGAAGCCTTACAGTTTGCTTGGTTAGTAATAAACAAGGGTATGATAGGCGACTTTTTCCCCAAATCCTCTGTAAAAGAATATCATACCGAGGAGTATAAAACAAGACACAAGCTACTCACCGATAACATCAAAGAAATCCACAAAACAAACCCCAAAACAGTGAGTAATAAAAATGCCCTTAGTATTATGCGCAAACTGTGGGACACCGTATCAAGATTTCTTGCATTTAACAACTTAAGTGGGAGGGCAATCATACAGCGCTGGGACAGGCCTTATCGCAAGAATACTCGAATTAACAAAGAGAGGCGCAATAATATAAAATATACAACTGTCTCCACAAAAATCAAAAATAAACATAATTCAGATTATTTAGACGAGGAGACTGATGATGAAGAGATCCAGCAGCGGAAGTTTGATAACATTTTTGAAGACGACTATGATAAAGAAATGTATTTGGAGGTTGTTGTTCCAGAGCTTGCTAGAAGAGCTGCTGAGGCTTACGGCTTTGATGAAGCAGATGACTCTAATGAACTCTCAAGCGACGATAATAGCGACGATAATAGCGACGATGATCTTGACGAATGGAATGGTGGTTTTGATGCCCATGACTATGCTTCACTCAAATACAATCACTAATCACTCACTATAATTTAATTTAATTTAAGCCCACGTAATATGCAGTTATAGTAGGCAACATTTTTTCATTTATATCATATTTAGGATTTATATAATTTCTATTAGTTTCTCCAAATAATAAATTATATATTTTTTTTATTATAATAAAAGAAATAAGTAATGATAATAATATTACCCAATTACTATTGAAACATTCAATCATACTAAAATTTAGAAATTATAAATTTATAATTTCTAAATAAATAACTATAATTTAGACAAAGTCTCTAATAGAGTACTTGAACTTCTGCAGAAATTAACAATCTCAGCGTGAGAATATTTCATATCAATATCCTTCTCAATCTTATACATATCATAATCAGTTGCCCAGTAAAAATTAAGAATATTTTTAATATCATCAATAGTTGCTTTGGTGAAATTAATCTTATAATCAATCCTACCTGGTCTTATTAATGCCTTGTCTAATACTTCTGGCTTATTTGTTGTCATTATTATAATACGTCCTGTGCATTCGTGAAGTCCGTCTAAAATATTTAATAGATAGCTTAGATTATTATTATCATCTTTTTTTTCTTCTTCTTTCTTCTCTTTTTTTGTTTTTACCTCAATAATTGGTTCAGTTTTAATATCACGATCTTTCACAATATCACTCATACAATCAATGTCTTCAAAAATTAATATCCTTTTATTTTGGGGAATAATTAAATCACTTCCAATCTCCTCATCATAAATAAGATCTTTCAACATATTCATATTAAATTTATTATTTAATTTAATATTAATACCATGTCTCTTAGTAAGATTCATAATTGATTTAATAAAACCTGTTTTACCACATCCAGGTTCTCCCCAAAGTAAAATTCCCAATGTATATGGGATTCCTCTCTCCTCATACCATTTAGGATTATTAATAAAAAATTCTATATTTTTTACAATATCATTTTTATTTGAGAAAAACCTATTATCAAATATTACATTTGAACTCCAGGGAGTATAGAGGTATTCAATATCATTCAATGTTGAGTTATAGGTAATATCAATCAAATATTGTTTATCTAATATTTTACTTTTCAAAAATATTTCATATTCATCTAATCTCTCTTCTATCCATTCTGTTAATTGTTTGATCGACATTTTCCTTGAGAATAATACAAGTTCTGACACATCAATATAACTAATTTTACTATCACCAGCCTCGTGTTTCTCTTTTGTATAATAATATATATTACCTTCAATCATATCATTAATTGAAAATTTATTAATTTGATTTATTTTCCACGTTATATTTCTGTCTTCCTCAAAATCATTTGCCTTTTTTGACCATTTCATTTGTGTATTCTCTATAATACCATTTATTGATTTATTACTACTATTTGTATTCACGTAGTGCATTATGGCTTTGAAGCGGGCTGATAAATTTCTATCTTCACACTTAATTGTCACATAATTAGATGAATCGAATATTTTTAATAAATGTCTATATCTATTATAAAGATTATTTTTAAATTGTTGATTTGTAAAAATAGTTGCACCTAATAATATCATAACAATATATATAAAATCTAATATGATATAACCAGAATTTATCTTATTGATAGCTCCTAGTAATATACTTGTTGATAAGTAATCTTGCATCATAATAGACTATTCTTCTTATCCTTTTAATAATATATTTTATCAATTTTTTATAAAATCTGCTAAGATTTTTATATAAATTGCTTTGACCAATTTTTTATAAAATCTGCTAAGATTTTTATATAAATTGCTTTGACCAATTTTTTATATAAATTTGGTATTATTTATTAAAATCCATATGTAGGTGATTTCTATCCAAATGATATAATAAAAAACTTCCTTCATTTTTTAATAAATTAACATGATTATTATATAAGTTTGGTGTAATATATGAAAATCCATAACTATGTGATTTAAGTATTTCTAAATTATGAACATCCAGTGTATTATAGCATTCTAATGACCAATATATATTTAGAAATGGTGTTATATTTAATATATTAAAATTATGATGTAATATTAAATAACTTAAATAAATCTTATGATCAAAATGATAATAGTTAATATCATTATAATTAATTAAACTAAAAAAATGTGGTAAATATTCCCTTTTATAAACTGGTAAATCAGACCACCAAAAATAAAGAGTATAATTTTGTGTATAATGTTCTAATTTATCCCCACCAATAATAAGATTCATAGATGTTTTTGTTATTTTTATTATATTTTCATCTCTTGTAGTTCCAGCATAAACAATTTTATTTTGATATATACTATTAATCTTATTTAATATGTTTTTTTCATTAAAATTCTCAGGAATTATTGATATTTCAGCATCACATACTATAAAATAATCATAGTTTGTATCATCTTTTAATTTTTCTAAAGCGAAAAATTTTTTATATACTACAATATTATTTGTAGAATGATATGGCAGTACTATTTTTTTTATTTTTTTTATTTTATCTTTTTTATTAAATATATTAAAATCATCTTCATTTGAAAAAACTAAATATATATTAATATTAATATTAACTGTATTAATCAAATCAATTAACTTATAAATATAATTATAATGTTTTGGATGAATTGGTATAATAAATGCAACTTTCATACATATATTATAATTATATTTATAAGTTAATTGATTTTTTTTTAATAAAAGATATCTATTCATATATTATATTATATTATATTATATTATATTATATTATATTATATATGAATAGAGCAGTGTATATTTTAAATAATATTATTTGAAAAAACCACGTATTTCATTTAATGATCTTGATATCTTAATACTAGTACCTTTTATATTATCAAGAGAAAATGCACATAATTTGAGAAATACTCTTACCATTTCAGCAGTATTTATTTTATGTATATCATTTGTATGTGTTTCTGGTCCAATAGAAATTGTTATCCATTCTTTATTATTAAATTTATAATATAGTGCATCAAAAGACCAATCAACAACTAATTGTGAGTTTGTAAATTTATCATAAATATTCGCAGCAGCAGGGCCCTCTACAATATAGAGAAATAAATACTCTTCATCATATTTCATATAATTGTAATACTAATTAAACTATAAATAATTTCTAAATATTTAATAATATGGAAGAATATATATTAGCTCTCATTTTAACCATTATATTATATTGGTATTTTAACATTTATAATATAAATAAATGTATAGTTATTAATAAATATGTTCCTGAAATAAATCATAATATAAATAATTTATCTAATAAATTAATAGATGAAGATTGATTCAAAATTTATTAATGACATATTTAGTAGGAAAATTAAATTAACTAAAAATGAAGATAAAGTAAAATTATCTAAATATGAGGAACAGATACCAATGTATGATATTTATAGTAAAGAAATTTATCCAATCAATAAAAAAAATATTCATAGTCGCCTTATTGAATACCATTATCGTTTTATTAATAAGGAGGTTTATGAATGGATTAAATTACTATATGATAAGAATATAAAAAATATTGAATTGGCAATGAAATATAATAATTTATTAAAGATAATGGATAATTACGATATTGATACTTTAATAGAAACATCCTACAAAACTTTATATAAATATAGTCCATCATTAGGTCTATTAGTTAGTATCTGCAAAAGAAATAGTTTCCATCCCTATATTAGTCATCTTAAACCCTATTATACAAAATTAGAATTAATTAAATTGGGGCAAAATATGAATTTGATAAAAAAAAATATAGAACCAGACGATTTAATGGATCAGACTATGCATTATAATATATGTAAAGCTGTATCCAATAATGATGTATCATTTAATGAGTTGGAGATGCATCATAATCATATTATTGATAGTAATTGTATTAGTTGGATAACATTCTACAGCCATAATGGATCATTTTTATTTAATAAATATTTAAGAAATGATATTATGATGCAACCATTCTTATATGAGGGAATAAAAAAAATTAATGATTGTATTAAAAATGCACCTGCACTATCTAATGAATATGATATATATCGTTTTATTTGGGATGATAAGTTTTTGAATGATCTCGCAATTGGTGATATATTTATTGATAAGGGATTTGTATCAACCACGAGAGATCCTTTCTATAGCCCTGGATTAAATGGTAATTTTGGCCTAGTCTTATTAAAAATTAAAATACCAAAAAATAAAAAAGGGGTAGGTTTGTTTATAGAGAATTTTTCATTATTCCCTAAAGAAGAAGAGTTCTTATTACCTCCTAACACCAGATTAAAATTATTATCAAGAGATGAAAATTTCAAATACTTTCATACAAATAGTGATTTTGAAAAGATCATTAATAGAAAATATGAATTTGAATTAATTGACACTGCTTGGGAAATTATTGATACAATAAAACCATTTAAAATTAAAGAAGAATTTATTGATATTAAGAATATTAATATTAGTGGGAATAATAGAGTTTCTATTATTAAACAATTCTTAAAAAATTATGTTAATGAAAACTCTCAAATTTGCATTAAAATAAATGATATGAAATATAAAATAAATTATCATTGGTTTGATACAATAACAACTTTATCATATGAAAAATTATACTATAATAAGATTATTGACGGTATTATGTTTTCTGTATTCGATGAAAACGGGTATCCATTTATTAATATAGAATTAGGTAATAAACTTGTTATAAATTATCTTAATAGATTTTTCTATTATAAAACAAAACAAGATCTAGATTCAAAACATTTGGATTTAATATTGGAGTTTGGTAGATTATTCAATTATAAGAAATGTATTATATTTAATAATTTTAATAATTTTGCAAATATTAATCTTTACACAAAAAATATGTTCCTTTACACTTCATTTTATGATAATACTTTATATGATTATATTGTATCAAATAAGATATATTTAAAAGATCCCTATATTACTTATGAATCTGGATATTGGAAATTAGATGATTTTTTAAAGAAAGAACCTGAAAATGATATTGTAAATAAATTACCTGAAAAGTTTAAAAAAATTAAAACAAACGGTAAATTAATTTTAGATCTAATTGAAAAAGATTTTTACTTGTATTTAAAAGTGATTAATAATTTTGATACTGATATATTTAATAATTGTTATGTGGTATTTAATATGTATGAAAAACTAGTATCACAGAAAAGAATTGAACATGTGCATAATATGAACTATACGGATGAGGAGGATATGGATGATAATTACAAGTTAGTATTCAGACAACCCATTCGACGATTATAATTATCTTACTAATAATGATAATAATTTGGCTAAAATAATTCCACCAATAACATCTGATATATAATGTGCTCCTAATATTATTCTACTAAATCCGACTAATAATGGAAATACAATAAAATATTTATTAATTATCTTATTATCATTTAAAAAGAAGTATAATAGGAAAGAGAATGTTGAATGACCAGATGGAAATGAATAAGTATCTATAATATTATTATCAAATAATTTAATATCATGATCATCAATATATGGTCTATTGCGTTTAATTATATTTTTTATAATCCAAACAATTGGATTTATTAATAATAATAATAATAATTGTTTAGTTGTAATATATTTTAATAAATAAGATATTATAATTATTAGGAAAAATAACTTGTTATATATAATTCCTGATATCAAATTCATCCAATTAATAATATCTTTTGTTGCAAAAGATTGAATGTATTTTATAATATTTTCTTCTATTAGACGCATATTTTTACCTTTGAAAATTTGTTCAATATACATTAAAATGTATAATATTATTTTCTATAGTAAATAAATAAAATGTTTAAATATTTATTTATTATAATAATTCTTTTTATTATTCTTCGTGAATTATATAATTGTAATTCCACTAATAAAGTTGCAGATAAAATTATAGCACCTGTCAAAGATGAGCCAGTTGATTATTTTGAAAAGGAACCAATACCGCAAAAATCAAAAGGGTATGATATAAATACTTTATTACCACAAAATGAAAATAAAGAAATTGTTTTTGATAAAATGAATCCATGGTCAAAACTTGTTGTTAGAAATGGTACTGAATTTCCTTATAATTATTATATACCAGTTGAAATACCTTCTCTTAATGATTTCCAAAATTGGAAAGATATGGTTCCCAATTTAGATTTTAACCCCAGATCTGGCGAACTAATAATTCCTAGTAAAGATGAGGGTAGCGCGCTTGCTCTTGCAAATCTAATAATCGCCAATTTACATGATCAAATATCACTTAATGAGATTGTTGATACGCACTTGATACAAATATCTGTTGCCAAAGCACAAGCTCACGAATTAGTTAGAAATAAATTGAGGGAACAAATTTTAGATAATTTACACGGAGGTAAAGTAATAACTACACTTGAAAATAATTATGAGAAAGATCTTGCGAAAGATACTAAAGTAAATAAAATGGATATTGATTTACCTGCTGATATAGACTCGTATAATAATAAGAAACCAGTACAATCAAAAGAAGGTGAATACGAAGCTTTTGAAAGTGGTGATGGTTATTCATATATATAATTTTTGCGTTTATTAGATTATTAATATTATTAATATTAATATTATTAATTATAATATGAATAACTTGCATCTTCTTGAAGTTTATAATTTTGATAAAAAAATTAGATTAGGTCAATTAAGAGATGGTGGATATGTGATAGGAGATCTTGATACTAATTATGATTGTTATATTTCAGCAGGTGTTGGTAGTGATGAAAGCTTTACTCGTGATTTTATTGATAAATATAATATGAATGAAAGTAATAGTTTTGCATTTGATGGCACTATTGATGATTTTCCTAGTGGTTATACAGATAAAATCCAATATTTTAAAAAAAATATTGGAAGTATTAACGATGATAATAATACAAATTTATCATTTTTAACTGATAAATTTAATAATATTTTCTTAAAAATGGATATAGAAGGAGGTGAGTATAGTTGGTTATTGAATTTAGATGTTAATCAGTTGAATAAATTTAAACAAATTGTTATTGAAGTTCATGGAATAATGAATAATGCATATTATACTCCTTACATGGATAAGTTATTATTTCTACAAAAATTAAAAAATTATTTTTATTTAATCCACGCTCATGGAAATAATTGCTGTTATGTTTTCAGTGGTATTCCAGGTGTTATTGAATTAACATATGTAAATAAAAGTTATTTTCAACCTAAATTAAATACAACTCCATTACCAATTGCAGGATTAGATTATAGAAATTTGGATGATCGTCCAGAGATAGATTTAAATTTATATCCTTTTGTAAATACGTGTAATTAAAGTTTATTTAATATGAACCAACTATAACAATCAACAAGTCTTGAAGTTTTTTTATTAGTATATTCAATATTATGATAAATATTAACCGACCAATTATACTTTTTTGCCATACTATTTATTAGTTCTTTACTAATAAATGGTTCTTTTTTATTAGTTCTATCATGCACCCATTCAAAATTATAATATGTATAATAATTATCAATATTCATATGTGAATTTTTATACAACCAATTATCAGATGGCGTATTAAAAATAAATTTGGTATTCATATTTGCCACATTGTTTAATTGTTCCCAAAATATATCTGAGAAGAAATGCATTATTGAAAAATTAGCAACAATATAATCAAATTTCACTTGAAGTTTATTAGCCCATATTGTATTTAAATCTGTGTGAATAAAATTAATACTATCGTCTTGAGATCCTTGGATTAATTTATGTATGTCAATATCAATACCACAATAATATTCGGGGTTAAATTTTTGTATATTATTTAATAATTTACCATTACCGCAACCTAAATCTAGCCATTTCTTTTTATCTTTCGGTTCAATAGAAAGTAATATGCTATTTAATAGTTGTTTCTGTTCTTTTAATTGCTGAGACAAGTTATAATCCATATTACCCTTTTTCTCATAATACAATTCTTGTTTTATATTGTTTAGATTTTTTTCATATTTGTGTATTAATAACTTGGTAATATTCATAATAATACTATTTTTATTTGGTTTGTATTTATCAAATCTGATTTCTCCAACTATAAATTTATTATTAAATACATCAGGATAACATCTATAAATAGTATTAGTAGCATAATTATTTCCATCAATAAATAATAATGGGTCCATATTATTATTTTCATAATCTACAAAATATTTACCATTATATAGCAAGTCTATTGTTAGTAAGTTGTTTGGCTTTATTTTAACTTCCCTTGAATAATTTAATGGTGATACGATTAGACCATCGCAATTATAATATTTTGATTGTAAGATACTATTTTTAAAATTATCATTTCTTGAATTAATAAAATCAATAAAATGATTTACTAATTGATTATTATCATTATTATCATACAATGTTGCAAATTTAGGGAACCATTTAATTTTTGATTTTTCTTTCATAAAATTATTAATTTTTTCTCTTTCCTGTGTCATTATTACCATAAAGTCATTTAAATTATTTATTTGTTCTAATTTTGTTTTATTGGTATGAGGATGATTTTTTCTTAGAATTTCATATCTTTCTATAATTGTCGTATTTGGAATATCAATATCAAAAACTAAATAGAGATCATGTTCTTCAATATATTCTGCCTTAATTTTTATATTATCGAATAGATCTGTTTTTGGATATATATTAATAGGTAAACCATTAACCAGAATACCATCTGGTTTTTCTCTTAGTAGGAACATTGTATATACTTGTAATTCATTAATTATATTTGTAGATAATGTTGCAATTAAATGTCTAGGAGGAATATTTGAAAATTTCTGTTTATTATATTGATAATTAGAAGAACCCTTTTTCAATATGGGAACATTTTTTGGTTCAAAATTAGTAATTTCATTATTTAATAATGCCATTTTATTTAAATGTCCATTTAATTTATTGTTATAAATTCTTTTCATTTTTAACCGTAATAAATGTAATAGTTTATTATGTAGAATATAATCGTGATTATCACTTTTATTATAGTAAAATCTAGTAAATAATAATAGGTCTTTATTAATTAATGATTCTATATATAAATATTTGTTAAATAATTTTTCTTCACATAATATTTTAATTGTTTTATTATTAGGCTTGAAGAGACGCTTATCATTTAATAAACCCAAAATAATTTCTTTATAATTTTCTTTTATTAAATTTCTAATAGAAGTTGAAAAATGTAATTCAGGATCTATTATATTATAACCAAAATAAATAGTCAAATAATCTTTTTCAATATCATTTAAATATTTATACAAGTCTTTTAGATAATCAATATAATAATAAAAATTAGTATTTTTAATATTTCTACATAATGTTGATACATCATTATAATTATGTTTATTAGTACGAATTACCATCCTATATAGATGAGTAATAAATTTATAATCATATAGATTAAATACTATTGTATTAAAATATTCATTAATATTAATATGACTTGATAATATTTTAACCCTTCTTATTTTGTATTTTAATGGAATGTTTAATGCACTATCTAAAGACATTATTATTTTTTTTATTAATTCATTGCTAAATGATGTTTTTTGAAGTAGTAATTTATAGATTCTCTCATCAGGATTTATAATTGATTTTATTAACATAAGAGTATTAATTTCCTTAGATGTATTGATTAAATTGGTTATTTCAGGATCATTCCAAAATTTAAAAGTATTATAAGAACCATATTCTGCACTCATATAACAATAATCTAATTTTTTTGTCTTGGTAATATTAATATATTTTTTTAGTTTGTATAATATAATACCTCCATTATTAATTTCGGATAGTATTTGTAAATAAGATGTATTTTCTAATAAATTATTACGATCTTTTTCATCGCATAATTGTAATAATTCATAAATATAATATATTAGTGCATAGTATTTTTTATTCTTATAGCTTGGATAAATTTTTTTTTTTCTTGATATCGATTTATCTAAGATAAAATCATTTATAATAATAGCAATAATCACATTTATCTCAATTCCATTATAGTTTGCTAAATCTAATTTATACTTTTTACCTAAATCATAATTTTGATATATAGAATTTACTATATCTGAATAACTTGCCATTACTAATATAAGAATTGATTAAGTCTATAAATAAATTTAATCAATTTTTTAATGTTAAATAAAATGTGTTATATTTCCATCCAAAAAACCCCAATGTATTCACCTTGCGGTTCTTCTGGTTGTTCCTGAGATGTATCATCTTTTTGTGCAATTTCGTGAGTTTGATTTTGTGTGTTAGTCATATAGTTAGTGGGGTGAATTAAAGGGGTGCTTTCCTTAATGATAATAGTATCCATTTTATGCGTGGTATCAATAATTTATATACTATTGACAAAAAACTATAATTATTAGAGAACATATTAAGTATAATTATTTCAATTTTTTAAAAGTTTAAATAAAAATATAATATAGAATATAATATAATGACAATTACTATTAATAGTAGTACAACTACTAGTCAGATAACTTCAGCACAACAAGGAGATATACAAAGTATTTCATTATCCACACTACAAGTTTTAACTACAGATCAAATTAATGCTTTTAATACGCAACAAATACAATATTTCAATACTCTACAAATTAATGCTTTTAAGACTGATCAAATACAAGCAATTAATTATACTAAAATATATGCATTAACAACAGAGCAAATAGTTGCAATTAGTACTGCTAATATAAATGCAATGGGTACTTTATATTATGCAAATGGTATGACTCTTAAACAAGGTATTATTAGAATAGTAACATACAATGGTGGTGGTTTGAAATACACCGATCAATTTGGAAATAATTATTATAAAAATTCTGATGGAATCCAAGGTGAAATAACTGGTATTGATACTAGTTTTAATAATTCTTGGGTATTATCATTTAATTATTATTTTAATACAGACGAAATAACACATGATGGTAATATACTAGGAAGTGGGAATATAATACAATTGAATACACCAGCTGCACCTGGTGTTAGGATTGATACAAGTGGTAGTCCAGTTAGTGGTAGACAAATTCCTATTGGAGGTGTATCATCAAGTGTTATTTTAAATGATAAAACCCCCTATAATATTAGTTTTACAGCATCTTCAGATAGATTAACCATAGTTGCAACTGATTTAACAACAAACTTGCAACAATCAGGATATATATTATATTCAAATGGTCCGGGTTATATAGGGGGTTTAGCAGGTACTTACATTAGTAGTTTTCTTTTAAGTATTAATGATGGTCTTTATTTTGGAAATCCTACAATTGTAAATACATATTTAAGTAAAATACCACAATTACCATATTTAAATACTGCTCAGGTATATTCCATTACAACTACTCAAATTCGATCATTATCAACACAAGGTATAAGTATATTTACTACTGTACAAATAATTGCTATTGATACATCTGATATTAATATATTAACATCTAACCAATTAGTAGCAATTAATCTTGCTAATATTATTGCATTAACAACTGCACAAATAAAATCATTAACCACCTATCAAATAAACTCATTAACAACATTACAATTTAGTTCATTGACAACTAATGTCAAATATCAATTAATTCCACAAATTCAACCTATTCCTTATTCTTATTATCCTTATAGGGAAACATTTCTTTATAG